AATTATGAGGGTTTTATTGATCAGTATGGCTATCCTATTTTTGATACTCCAACTAAAGAAACATTAGATCCTCAAGGTAATGTTGTTACAGAAGGTGTTATACAACACTGGGAAAATGAAGTTGAAGGTTTAAAGGATGATGCTGACGCATTAAACGAATATTACAGACAGTTTCCTCGTACTGAGCAACATGCTTTTAGAGATGAAGCTAAGCAATCTATATTTAATCTTACGAAGATTTATCAGCAAATAGATTACAATGAGGAATTAAGAAACTCAGCTATGGTTACTCAAGGTAACTTTCAATGGGAAAACGGTGTTAAGGATACTAAAGTAATGTTCTATCCCAATAAAAACGGTAGATTTTTTATTACTTGGGTTCCTGATCAAGAACAACAAAATAACTTAATAATAAAAAATGGCATTAAATATCCTGGTAATGAACACATGGGAGCTTTTGGATGTGATAGCTATGATATTAGCGGTGTTGTTGGTGGTGGCGGATCTAACGGATCGCTTCATGGATTAACAAAGTTTTCAATGGAAAATGCACCCCCTAACCATTTTTTCCTTGAGTATATCGCAAGACCGTCAACGGCTGAAATGTTTTTTGAAGACGTACTAATGGCTTGTGTGTTTTACGGAATGCCTCTGCTAGCAGAAAATAACAAACCTAGATTGCTTTATTATTTAAAGCGTAGAGGATACAGAGGTTTCAGTATAAACCGACCAGATAAAACATATAATAAATTATCTATAGCTGAAAGAGAAGTAGGTGGAATACCTAATTCAAGTGAGGATATAAAACAAGCACACGCTTCAGCTATTGAAACATACATAGAAGATTTTATAGGAGAAAAGAAAGATGGATATGGAGATATGTATTTGCAAAGAACTTTAGAAGACTGGGCTAAGTTTGATATAAATAATAGAACTAAGCATGATGCTTCGATAAGTTCAGGGTTAGCTTTAATGGCTTGTAATAAACACAGGTATAACCCTAAAGGTATAACAAAAATTAAATCTTATTCTTTGGGTTTTAAAAAATATAATAACGAGGGGACTACTTCAAAAATAATATAATAAATGAATATAAGTACAAATACTAATAGCTCATTCCCGGATCAGGTTGTAAGTGATGCAGAGAAAGCAACGACGGAGTATGGACTTCAGGTTAGTAGAGCTATTGAGCAGGAATGGTTCAATTACGGAGGAAGTGGTTCAAACCGTTACGCTACAAACTGGAATAATTTTCATAATTTAAGATTATATGCCAGAGGAGAACAAAGTGTACAGAAGTACAAAGATGAATTAGCTATTAATGGTGATTTGTCTTATCTTAATTTAGATTGGAAGCCAGTTCCTATACTTTCCAAGTTTTCCAACATAGTTGCCAATGGTATTACTCAAAAACAATATGATCTTACCTCTTACGCTCAAGATCCTGAGTCTTTAAAGAAAAGAACTGATTTTGCTGAGGACTTATTATTTGATATGTTAACTAAAAACGAACAGGCTCAAGCATCTGAAGTCGTTAATGTTAACTTAAGCAGATCTAATATATCGCCAGATAATTTACCAGAATCTTTAGAAGAAAGAGATCTTCACATGCAACTTAGTTACAAACAATCTATTGAGGTTGCAGAAGAAGAAGCTATTAGCACAGTATTAGCCACTAATGAATTTGATCTAACTAAATCTAGGGTAAATCAGGATTTAGTTAATATAGGAATAGGTATAACTAAAACATCGTTTAATCCAGCTGAAGGTATTGTGGTTGATTATGTTGATCCAGCTTATTGCGTTTGGTCTTATACGGAAGATCCTCACTTCGATGATATATATTATGTAGGTGAAGTTAAATCTATAACTATACCCGAACTTAAAAAAGAATTTCCTAATATATCAGATAATGAGCTAGAGCGAATTCAAAAAAGAGCAGGAAGCCAAAGAATGATTCGAGGGTTTGAAAGCTACGATTCTAACACCGTTCAAGTTTTGTATTTTGAGTATAAGACTTATACTGATCAAGTTTTTAAAATAAAGAAAACGGATTCAGGTTTAGAAAAAGCAATTGAAAAAACGGATCAGTTTAATCCTCCTCCGAATGACAACTTTGAAAGAGTTTCAAGATCTATAGAAGTATTATATGAAGGAGCAAAGATAATCGGTACAGATATAATGCTTAAATGGGAAATGTCAGAAAATATGACACGACCAATGGCTGATACCACTCGAGTAGAAATGAGTTATTCTTTATGTGCTCCTAGAATGTATAAAGGTAAAATACAATCTTTAATAAGTAAATGTATAGGTTTTGCAGATGTAATACAACTAACTCATTTAAAAATACAACAAGTATTATCTAGAATGGTTCCAGATGGTATCTTTTTAGATATGGACGGTTTAGCTGAGGTTGATTTAGGTAACGGAACAAACTACAATCCAGCTGAAGCATTAAACATGTATTTTCAAACTGGTTCTGTTGTAGGTAGATCGCTAACGCAGGAAGGCGATGTAAATAGAGGCAAAGTGCCAATCCAAGAATTGTCTTCATCAAATGGAATGGGGAAAATACAATCTCTTATTACAGCATATAATTATAACATGCAAATGATTAGAGATGTCACTGGATTAAACGAAGCAAGAGATGGATCTTTACCCTCTGCTGATTCGTTAGTTGGGTTACAAAAAATGGCAGCTAATGCTTCTAATGTAGCTACTAAGCATATACAAGACGCTAGTCTTTTCTTAGCACTTAGTACCTGTGAAAACATTTCGTTAAAAATAGCAGACGTATTAAACTTCCCCCTTACTAAAAATTCTTTAATGAACAGTGTGTCTACGTTTAATGTGGAAACGCTAAAAGAAATAGAAAAATTAAATCTACATGATTTTGGCATATATTTAGAAATGGAACCTGACGAGGAAGAAACGGCTGAGCTACAACAAAATATACAAATAGCTTTACAAACAAAAGAAATAGATATTGAAGATTCAATAGATATTAAACAGATTAAAAACCTTAAGCTTGCTAACCAAATGCTAAAGCTTAAGCGTAGAAAGAAACAAGAAAGAGAAGAAGCCTTAACACAAAAGAATATACAAGCTCAGGCTGAGGCTAACGCTCAAGCTTCTGAAAGAGCAGCAATGGCTGAAGTTGAAAAACAGCAAGCTCTTACCGCGGAAAAAGTAGCTATTGAACAAGCTAAATCACAGTTTGAAATACAAAGAATGCAAACTGAAGCTCAAATAAAGAAGCAATTAATGGCTACTGAATTTGAATACAACATGCAATTAGCTCAAGCTCAGATAGGAGCTACAAAACAAAAAGAAGCTGAAATAGAAGATCGCAAAGACAAACGAGTAAAAATACAAGGTACTCAGCAAAGCGAACTTATACAACAAAGGCAAACAGAAGGTATGCCTAAAAACTTTGAGTCACAAGGTAATGACGTGATGGGAGGTTTTGACTTATCTTCATTTGATCCTACGTAAATAAGTATTTAATAATTATATAATATTATATCATGAATGAACAAGTAAAAACGGAGGGATCTTTTAAGATCCAGTCTAAGCCTAAGCTAACTGACGAACAGTTGGCAGCTAAAAACAAGGAGCCTTTAATTGATACTCCCAGTAATGTAGCCCGAATAGTAATCCCTAAAGAAGAAACAGATGCCGTTCAAGAGTCAAGCACAGATGGTGTGGATGAGAATAAACAAACCGAAGATGTACAAAAAGTGGAGGAAGGAACATCCGAACCAGTCATTAGGGAAATTACCGAAGAAGAAGAAAAAGAACAACAAGAAGTAAAAGCTGAAGAGCTAGTTGCCGAGCCAGCTCCCATTCAAAATGATTTACCAGAAAATATAAATAAACTGGTGGATTTTATGAGAGAAACAGGGGGTACTATGCAGGATTACATAAGACTAAGCACTAATTATGAAGACGTTGACAGAGATGTTCTTGTAAAAGAATATTATAAAAGCACTAAACCTCATTTGTCACAAGAAGAAATCGATTTTATGATCGAAGATACTTTTGCATTTGATGAAGATATTGATGAAGAGCGAGACATCAAAAGAAAAAAACTCGCATATAAAGAAGAGGTTTCAAAAGCACGTAAGTTTTTAGAAGATACTAAGAAAAAATATTATGACGACATCAAGTTGAAGTCGCCTAGTCTTTCGGAGGATCAACAGAAAGCATCGGACTTTTTTAATCGATATAAGGAGGATCAGGAAAGAAACTCCCAAAACCATGAGAAGTTTAAAACTCAAACTGAACAATTATTCAATAAAGATTTCGAAGGTTTCGATTTCAGCTTAGGAGAAAAAAAGTTTAGGTATGGAGTACAAAATGCTGCTCAGGTTGGGGAAAAACAGTCGGACATCAGTAATTTTATAGGGAAGTTCCTTGGAGAAGATGGCACGATTAAAGATACCAAAGGGTATCACAAAGCTTTATACACAGGAGCAAATGCTGATAAAATAGCAAATCACTTCTACGAACAAGGTAAAGCAGATGCTATTAGAGATGTTGTAAACAAATCTAATAATACATCTACTGAAGCTAGGAAAGCAGCACCGGTTGAAAGTGCTCGTTTTGGTGCGTATAAAGTCAAGTCAGTTTCTGGAGCTAACTCCGCAAAACTAAAAATTAAAAAGTTTAAAAACTAATAACAATGAGTTTATTACCA